CTTGAAATCGTACCCAGCTTCCTTCTTGATGTCCTTCCCAATTTGTTCAAAAATACCCGGTCTCTGGAGGAGTTGCTTAGCCATTTCCGCGGCATCTTCAATAGCCATGAGATATCTCGCAGCAGTAATGGTATTCATTTTACTCTCAATGTAGTCAGAGGTGTCAATTTCGGCAGTCTCGCCTTTGACTCTTAAGAGGGTGTTACGAACATCTTTGTTCTTTATGAGTTTAATTGGGACAAGGTCCATCCTAACTTACATATCATTGATATTTTTAAACCAATCGTATCTAAGTTTTGTTTATAAAATTGGGAATAAAATTAGTTACCGAAGGCAACACCAGCCATACCATCCTTAATACGAAGGACATTATAGTTGACTGCATACACTCTGTGAAGAGCGTTACCACCAGTTGGACCGACGAGGGTCATCTTCGCGTTGTCGATACGGCTAAAGTTAAGAGTACCAGTTGGTTGCGTCTTGCTCATAGTGAGGCAGAATGGCCAGCTGAAAGTTGGGAGATCGTCGAGAACACTGTCTGGAAGATCGGTGCAGTGCATTTCTGGAACAACGTTGTGGTGGTAGACGTTAGAAGTTTCCTCGAAAAGGGCAACACCGTTAATGTAAAGGGAAGACTTTTCGAAGGTGAACTCACTGTCCCAGTTATTACCAGTGGCCAAACCAGAAACAAGATGGAGAGACTTCACTGGGTGGTTGAAGTAGCTGAGGTCAAGGTCGGTATCGACTGGAGTCGCTGGTTGGTATTGGGTTTGGGTAATCAACAATTCGTGTTCACGGTCAGTGAAGAACTTGCGTTCATCGGTGTCAAGGTAGATGTAGTTCGCGTACACCTTTGGTGCAGTTGGTGGGGTGAAACCGCCGTCGCGGCACTTGACACGGATTTCGACGTCGTGGTACTGGAGAGCCACAAGTGGGAGAGCCTTTGTCCAATCCTCACCGAAGAAGAATGGAATCATGTAATAGTTTCCTGAGTGGTTATCCTTCTTGACATTGGTGGTTATCGCACAAGACGCCTTTGCGGTGTTGTCGCGCAAGAGTGGGTTGTGAACACCCTGAATGAAGAGAGAATCGAGTTCGGTAACCTTTTGACCACCAATCCAAAGTTGGAAGGTCGTTGGGTTCATGGAACCGGTGGAAAAAAAGCCCGTGGCGTTTGTACCAGTGGAGGCGATGTCCGTGCTTTCAATCCAGACATAGCTCAAAAGATCACCCTTGGAACGAATTGGAATAGTGATTTCATTTCCATCACCGAAGGTGCCGATATAGTCCATGCGCTCTGGCTTCATCGCGAAGTTGGTGTGTCGCTTGTAATTTTGACGGAAAAAACTGACTTCTGGTTGGCCAGTGATGTACACATCCTGAGCCCCTTTAGATACAAGGTCAATCAAGGCGGCTGACATTTTTACTAATATAGTATATTAAAATTTTCGGTCGATGATTACACAATGGTAACCTTCCAAGCATTAACCTGGGAGGCTCGAGACAGTGATGACGAACACCTGATTAGTATCTTTGGTAAGACTGAAGATGGGAAATCGGTTTGTCTCACTACAGCATTCACGCCGTATTTTTTTATAAAACTTCCGGCCGACATTGACAATCAAAAAATCAAAAGAATATATCAAATCTTGGATAACAACTGCAAAGATTCCTTGATTTCTTATTCAGTCATGAAGTCAAAAGATGTTTGGGGATTTCAAAACAATGAAGAGTTTCCATTCATGAAAGTGAACTTTAAGAATCTTCAAGCAAGAAGGTTGACCGATTCATTCCTGAGAAAACCTCTCGACAAGACACCAGACCTTTTTAATATTTTTGGTGTAAGAAATGTTAAAGTATATGAATCAAACTTGGACCCGGTTTTACGCCTGATGCATCGCACGGGTATTCAATCTACCGGCTGGCTCGATACGGGCGATAAGTGTATCCGTTCTCATCTGGCTAATGTAGACATTGATTTGTTCTGCAATGACTGGACGACTCTTAAACCCGTGGCACGGGATGACATTGCTCCATTTGTTGTAGCTTCGGTAGATATTGAATGTAACAGTTCTACGGGTAAGTTTCCTGATGCAAACATCCCCGGTGATGCGTGTTTCCAAATTGCAATCTCACTTTGTAAGTTTGGGTCTGATGAACCATATGATAAGACTTGCCTCTGTTACAAGAAGACTGATCCAAACTTGGATGGCTCTACTATTTTGAGCTACCCAACTGAAAGGGAAATGCTAGAAGCTTTCCAAAAGTATCTTCACAAACAAGATGTTGACATCATAACTGGTTGGAACATTTTTGGTTTTGATATGGAGTACATATATAAGCGTGCTCAAATCAATAGATGCCACTACGATTTCTTCAATTTGGGTAAGTTGAAGGATACCGAATCTGAACTTGTGATTAAGAAGCTTTCATCGAGTGCTCTTGGTGACAATCTTCTGAAGCTTCTTCCGATGCCTGGTCGATTTATTTTCGATTTGTTCCACGAAATTAAAAAGGGTTACAAGCTTGATAGCTATAAATTGGATAATGTATCTAAGTTGTACTTGGGTGACCAAAAAATTGATATGCCACCAAAGGAAATGTTTGCTAGATTTGTTGAAGAAGATCCAGTGAAATTGCGTGAAGTTGCCGAGTATTGTATCAAGGATACACTACTTCCCCATAGGCTTATGAAGAAGTTGTGTACACTTCTAAATTTGGTGGAGATGGCGAAGGCAACGTGGGTACCAGTTCCATTCCTTGTAGAGCGTGGACAGCAAATCAAGGTATTTTCCCAGTTGACAAAGAAAGCGAGAGAGCTGGGATTTATGGTCCCGACGATTCGCTACGGCGCAATTCCCGAAGAACCATATGAAGGTGCGACAGTTTTGGAGGCGCAAAAGGGTGCATACTACACACCAATTACAGCCCTTGATTTCGAATCACTGTATCCATCGATTATGATGGCACATAATTTGTGTTATTCTTCGTATGTTATGGATGAGAAGAAGTATGGCGCAGTTCCGGGGATTACTTATGAAACTTTTAAGATTGCTGATCGGACATATAAGTTTGCTCAAGATGTCCCGAGTCTTTTACCCGCGATTCTTTTAGAATTGAAGCAGTTCCGTAAGCAAGCCAAAAAGGATATGGCTGCATCAACTGGATTTATGAAAGAGGTCTACAACGGTAAGCAGCTTGCCTATAAGATCAGTATGAACTCAGTCTACGGTTTCACTGGTGCTGGTAAAGGTATTCTTCCGTGTGTTCCGATCGCTTCTACTACGACCTCAAAGGGCCGTGCAATGATTGAAGAGACGAAGAACTATGTTGAAAAGAACTTTCCAGGTTCAAAGGTAAGGTATGGGGACACCGATTCAGTAATGGTTGAGTTTGATGTAGGCGAACGCAAGGGTGAAGAAGCTATTGCATACAGTTGGGAGGTTGGTGAGCGAGCTGCCGAAGAGTGTAGTGCTCTCTTCAAGAAGCCCAATAATTTGGAACTCGAGAAGGTTTATTGGCCGTATTTCCTCTATAGTAAGAAGCGTTACGCTGCCAAACTTTGGACAAAGGGTAAAGACGGGAATATGCATATGGACTATATAGATGTAAAGGGTCTTCAGCTCGTTCGAAGAGACAATACACCACACGTCCGCGAAGTATGCAAGGAACTCTTAGATGTAGTTTTAACATCAAGTGACCCTGGACCACCCAAAGAACTTGCCAAGGAACGAGCGATTGAGCTTTTGTCCGGGGATGTTCCCAACCAAAAATTGGTGTTGAGTCAGTCTCTTGCGGACACGTACAAGGTTGCTGGTAAAAATGTGTCTGTGACGAGTCCTGAGAGTGTCAATATTAACCAATCGCACGTGCAAGTTGTTACGAAGATGCGCCAAAGAAAGCCGGGGTCTGAGCCACAATCTGGTGATCGGGTTCCCTATCTTCTCACAAAGACTCAAGATCCCAAAGCCAAAGCGTACGAAAAAGCCGAAGATCCAAAATATGTAGAGGAGCATGGCATTCCTGTAGATTATCACTATTATTTCCTTAACAAATTCTTGAACCCCGTGTGTGACCTTTTGGATCCACTATATGAGAATGTCAAGGAAGAAATCTTTGGGGAAATCATCAATAAACATAAGCCACCGAAACCGAAGCGAGAACCGGCTTTGAGTTCTATGAAGAAAGATGATTTGATTGCCGAGTGTAAAAGATTGGGTATTGAGGACACGGGTACTGCAACTGTTTTAAGGGAAAGAATTAAAACAGAACGCACAAAACAAAATTCGCTCGACGAGGTATTTAAAAATTACGAGCTAAGTACTAATAAGTAAAATGACTGTATACGAAAAAATAGCGTCACTCGTTGATGATGAGGTAAATGATAGAGTTAATCAAACCATCAGCGAGTTTGCATTGATCATTTCGAAGAAACATGGGATTTCATTAGATTTGTTATTGAGGGATATCCCCAAGACATATTCAAGTACCTTATGTAAGGGTGTAAAGGGTAACGGTGAACGATGTGGATTTAAGGCGATAGACGAAGGATACTGTCGCCACCACCAGAGTCAGAGATCTAAAATTTGTCAAAGGGCGTTATCAAGTGAAAGTCTTCATAACCACGGTCCGGGGCAGATGTTTGTAAGGGGGTGTCCGGGTTGTCAATCTTCAAACGGGCTTATAGATTTAGTGCCCATTATTAATAATGAACAAAAGTGATATTCTACTAACATCGATTAACAATTTTTACAATGAAGAAAAGAATAGAACTAAACTCCTTACTATATTGGACAAAACAAGCGGTATTTCTCTCAGAAACTTAGAATGGTTTATTACGAACTATTCGAAGAAGAATCACACTTCCTACACGACCAGCGATGGAAAATTATTTACAGTTCACTGTGCATACAAATCATCACTTGATGGTTACAGTAAGAAATTGTTTGACCCATTTTGTAGATCACAAAAGTTTTCTTACATCATACCCGGGACATCTCATGAAATTCAAACGACTTTGGCACAATTAAATTTCATCAAATGGTGTATCAAAAATAAGATTATTGATTTCATCAAAGAAAATCGTGAAGAATTGTTTAGTAAGCAATCGACATGAATCCCCGGTCAAAGACAAATGTTTGATATCCGGTATAATACATATGTAATGTAAATCTATCTTGGTTTATATTTACCAGTGTTTTATCTAGTTTTACTTCAAATGCAGTTTTGTCAGATTGTATTTGACTAAAGTCCAAGCTCCCCGATGGTTCCACATTTATCGGATTCATCGAGAAGCTATATGTATAGATATTCCTAATAGGTCTCGCCAATCTTTTTTGTGATGGGATGAGATACTTGTAATATGTGTGAGTGGTGTTTGATACATTTGGCATTTTAGTTCCATTAATATAGAAACTTGCAGATTCCATCACTGGCGAAAAGAATGTAAATGTTTGATCAAAGTTTACATTCGAAGAAAAGTTAAATCTATTGTGAATGTTATATTCTTCTGGATCGGTTGGAATTGGGTTACCCTTAGCTTCATCTTCATTCTCAACATTTACATTTCTCAAAAACCAGTGAATACATTTGACCGGAATATTTGGTACAAGATTATTTCGAACGACATCTTTTCCAAGGTCTGTCACAATTGATGGATGCTTTCTCACCAAGTCTGTGACGAGTGTCTGTCTCTCTTTCATCATGAATACACGTTCTTCTCCACTCACCGTAATCTCTTCCGTAATAATATCAAATGATGGAAGTTCAATCAATGCAGTTCTATCCGTAAAGAAAGATTGTTTGTGAAACTCGAGTTCAAATTCAATCTTTTGTTTGTATATCGCACACAATGGGAAATATGGTCTGTTTGGACTGTTCGATGAGTGTTCATCACTTGCATACTTTCTAGAAAAGAAGAAATGAATTGGAATCATCAAATCGGAGTCATATTTTGCATATGATGGCAAAGCGGATGATGCATCATAACCCAAATTTCTATTGACAAGAAATCTATTTGCAACTTTTTCTGAAATTTCTAAATAAAGTTCATCATAAATAATTCCCCAATCATCATGAATTTTCTCAACTTCGATGTCATCCACATACATTGTAACACTCTTAAGAATGTGTCGTCCAAGTTGATCCGCGTAATTTTCACTACCTTGTAATTTAGGCATTTTTATGCTCAACCACATATTACTCAAAAGATCGCCCATATTTTGTGGTTCATATTTGACTTTTATAGTTTGATTAAAAGGCCAATTATCTACTTGTCCAGGATTAATTACATGTTTACTTCTATGATATTTCCTAAATTCGGAATGTCTCTTATCGGTGGTATAATTAAAGAATGACTCGTCTGGTTCTTTGGAAAGTAAGTAAGTGTCTTGCTTCCCAATAGCCTTGAGCGAAATTTTCGCAGCTTCACCCATACCTATCTATTGCCTACATATTTTTAATATCCATTTTCCACATGTCAATGTGTGAAGTTTTCTTCATAATTTCAAGTTCCTCTCTAGCTTGCTTGGACTCCTTGAGTAATTCGCGCACACACTCTTCGGTGTACTGAACAGTTTTGATATTGAGAAGGTAGTCATACGTGCCATTGATTTTGGGGAAAATTTGAGAAAGTTGGCGTTCAAGGTCATCCTTCTTACGCTTGAAGACTACTATTTGCCCTTCGATGACCATAGTGACAAATTTTGATTTATACCCACACATCTTGGATCTGACTTCAAGTACCTTGATGAGATGCTCCTTTCTCTTGATGTAATGGTCAAGTCGAAGATCCACAAAGTCCTTGAGAATTTCTTCGGGGCTCGAGTATTTGTAAATGCCCTTGATTGGATGGAAGAGGTGCATATTTGACGTATGGAAAGACTTTCTCAGTTTGAGATCCTTAATCATATCTTTCCCCGAATAGCCAAAGATTTCAAAGTCAACATCTTCAGTTGTTGAATTGTTTGTAAAACTTGTAATGACTTTCTTTTCAACGAGGGTGTCGAGATACTCTTTGTAATCTTGAGTCCATCGCCCGGGTGGCAACTCGGTAATCTTGAGACGGGAGCCGGTATCTCTCCAAACACCTTCGGTAATCCAAGTACCATCTTCTTTGAATACTTTACCCTTGAATCCCCGGAACCAAGGTGTCATTTCTTTGAAAGACATACCACTGAGAGCTCTTCCAATGTTTTCCTTGATGTCCTTGGGGTTGAAAGGTGGGACATAGCAACTGAAACCTGTACCAATACCTTCCGTTCCATTGACAAGAACCATTGGGAGAGTTGGCATATAGAAATCCGGTTCAATTGGCCGACCATCATCGTCGAGATAGTTGAGGATCGGGTCATCTCGGGGGTCAAAGATTTTCCGAGTCTCCTTGGAGAGTTTTGTAAAGATGTACCTCGTTTGGGAAGCGTCTTTGCCACCCATAAGACGAGTACCAAATTGACCACATGGCACGAGAAGATTGATATTGTTTGACCCGGTGTAGTCATTTGCCAATTTGACAATTGTATCTGCCAGGGATACTTCACCGTGGTGGTATGCAGACTTGTCAGCTACATATGCCGCCAACTGTGCAACTTTCATTTCATCTTTGAGATTCTTATGAAAGCATGCAAAGAGAACCTTTCTCTGCGAAGGCTTGAGACCATCTGCCATATGGGCAATGGAACGCTTCAAGTCCGCCAAGCTGAAATTGACAAGATCCTTATGGACAAAGTTTGAGATACTCAAATTTTTGACATTACCGTATGGAACTTCCAATTCTTTTGGATTTTTAGCGGTACTTTCGAGGAGCCAAGACTTTCTATCGTCCGCCTTCTTTTTGTCAAAGGCAAGAACAATTGATTTGTCTGTCATGATATCCACGTCAAACTTGACTGTGAGGTCTTGAATCTTCTTGAAATATTCTCGGGCCTCGGCACTCGTGCTGGTACCCAAACCCTTGTAGTACTTGATCTTCCAACCGGGTTGACCATTACCATACCAAGCTCTGAAGGTAGAGTCTGTGTAGAAAGACTTTGTTTGTCCACCCTTGGAAGCCTTGATAATTGGTGTCACCATTGAGACTACAAACCCCAACTTGAGGAGACTGGGCCAGAAATAATGAATCATATTGAGAATGAGACCCTTGATATGGGAACCATCATTATCCGCATCGGTCATAATCATAAGACGACCATAGCGAAGTTCCGAAACATCTGTGTATTCTTTGCCTTGTTGAAGACCCAAAATCTTCTTGAGATCATTGAACTCTTGGTTTGATGTGAGTTGTGCCACCGAAGCATCTCGAACATTCTTACACTTACCACGAAGTGGAAAGACACCGTAGTGATCTCGACCAACGACTGAAAGACCTGCGACCGCCAAAGTCTTTGCCGAATCACCTTCAGTCACAATGAGAGTGCACTTACCAGATTGTGCTGTACCGGCCTTGTTTGCGTCGTCCAACTTGGGAATACCGGTAATTTTGGACTTTCTGGCACCATCGGTCTTTTTGAGTTCTTTCATCTCCTTGAACTTTGAGAGTGCCGTGAGTTCATCACTGATGCCAGTCTTGAGAGCATTCTTCACAAAGTTCTTCGGTGGATCAAACTTACTTCCAAAGTCTTGAGCCTTTGATGTACATTCAGACTTGACCTGACTTGAGAAAGTTGGATTTTCAAGGGTCGCCTTCACAAAGATATTGAAAGTATTCTTGACTTGTTGTGGCTTTAACTTGATCTTCTTTGCCATCTCATCAATGATACCCGAAGCGAGGTAAGAAGCTACGTGATCCACGTGGGTGCCACCCTTTGTGGTACAGATACCATTTACAAAGGAGACTTGTTCAAGTCCATTTTCAGATGGACCAATACACACCGACCAGCGATCGGTAGTCACCGAACAGATATCAGTCACACCTTCGTGCATCTTGGCATAAGCTTCAAAAGAAGTCTTGGGAAGAGCTTCTCCTTGAAACTTGACCTTACAGTTGGGGGTCGTACAAATGTTTGCGTCCCAAACTCTCTTTTCAAAAATCTTGTAAATGTTTGTATCCATCTTTTTCATACCAAATCTTTTCCAATCTGGAACAAAAGTAATTGAAACTGAAGAAGTTGAACCAGAATGTTTTGTAACTTTCGGAGGGTGACAAACAGTCATATTATTTTCCCACTTTTGGGAATAAGTCTTCTTATTCTCATGATCTTTGATAATCACTGAAAACTCCGAAGAGTAGATGTTTGTCAATTTGGCACCATAGCCATTGCGACCACCAACAATTCTCTTCTTGGTGTCATCATAGTTTGTACTTGTGAGGAGGTGACCAAAAGTAAGTTCAGGGTTCCAAACACCTTCCTTCTCATGCATTTTGACCGCGATACCACCCAAAGGTCCATTGTTCTCAATAGTTACAGCACCAGTCTCCTTGTCTATCCCCGCCGAGATGCTCGAAACACCCTTCGGATAGAGTGAGTTTCTGTCAATTGCATTGACCAATATTTCATCAAAAATTTTGAGCAAAGCCGGTGAATAATTGACGCTCTTCTTTTTGAATTTGTTATCAGTCTTGTGATGAAGCCAGTACGGTTCAGAACTGAGGTCCACTGGACCAACATATGAATCCGGTCTTTTAAGGACATGTTCGATGTGGGTGAGTTTTTGAACGCTTTCTCCCATTTTTCTTGCTTTTTAAGAAACGAGGCTCTCACTTAAGCCGTTTTTGTTAAAAAACAGAGGATTTGTCATCTTTGAGGATTTGGTAGAAATCTTTCCTCCACTGTTTAGTCGTAGGTCTATCAACGGATTGTCTCTTTGGTATAATATTCCTTAGTACCCCAATTCTCCGAAGGTGATCCATTTGTGGATTAAACTTCAAACCACCTTTAAGGTGGCACGCTTTACAAACTTTCGTACCTTTCCATCCACAAGTATCGTTGTAGTGAAATGGTAGATTTGTTTTGATTAGATATTCATCAAATAGGTATTTTTCTCTAATCGTAGCATTGATATAATATGGGTCAAGTGGTGCCCAACATATGACGCATACCTGTTTCCATTTTATTTTCATACTTATATGTAGAAGATGGCTTATCTTTATCTCATAGCTATAATTTTTGTACTTTATCTCATGATGCAAAATAAGACCAGGGGTATGAACAAAGCGATTGAGAAGCTTGTCAGACAGTCAGCCCGATACGCGGTGGCGGCACAGCAGGATGCTTCGCCAGTCATAGCTATACTTCATGCTAACTACGCTGCTGCTTATTTCTACGCTCTCAAGGACATAGCTTCCGAGTCACAAATCCACAATGCAACGGGTATCGATGTAAAGAAGTTCAAGGAACATATTACAAATGTTCAAGATATGGTAACTCGTCGAACTTCTGAAAAATGCCCAGAATTTGTTGGGGAAGTTGACATATACCTGGCACAAATTGGTGGAGAGGCTCCTTAAAATAAAAGTGGTAGATTAATTTATGGATGACTATGTGGTGGTTAGACAGCCAAACAACCATATAGTTTTAGGTGTAAATGATGATAGACCGGAATGTGTATATGTAGTACAGTTTGATGAAAGGTACGAATCTTGTTATCCAAGTGGAAATCAAATTATGGCAATTGTAACCATAGTTTTGCTTCTGTTAACGGCTGCATCCATACATGTTTAATGCCTAAGTCGAGGTGGCTATTCCAAATTTTCAGATATAAAAATGGAAGTCATTCGCGATTCTATGTGGAAATCCTGCCTCTCTGATGCGACGAAAATGTATCGCCTCAGAGAGCCAAATGAAAAATGTTATCGATTGGCCGACGCAACTTGGAAGTGTAAGATGGCCTACATCAAGCATGACAATAGTAAGAAGAATCGAGCGATTGTGATACTCGACGGAATCCCCAAAACAAATACACCCGATCAGCGCACCAATCACAAAATATGCTGCGCGACAACTATGTCCGGGAAGCCTTGTAAATTTAAGGCTGTGTGTGGAGATTACTGTCGTAAGCACCGAGTTGCTACGACCAGTCTTGGTAGTAAGACAAATGTCAGCGACTTGTTAAGCAAGTTAGACGGAATTAAAATCCAGTAGTATTATAAATGTTCTTGGATCAGGAAAGCCTTAGACCTGTAATCATAGCAATGGCCCTTTACATAACAATCGCTACACTTATCCCTCGTATAATAAAGAAGCCAACCGGTATCAAATTCCTTGATGACATTGTGATGACCCTCATCGCCCAAAAGGGATCATTGATGAGTGGAACCATTATTATCGGTCTCGTTGTTCTCGGTACCAATTATATTCAAGATGAACTCTTGTAAAACATTTTGTTTACCAACAAGATTTCTAGTATAATCATGATTCATTTCTCGTAAGTTTTTATCGCTCACATCTTTCATGAATTCTAAGAGTTGAGTAGGATTTGGTTTACCCCAAACCATACCTTTCTGGAATAGAAAATCATCAAATTTCAATTCTTCGAGTTCACAATCAATTGTATATGGGGTCTTAATATATTCCGGTGCACCACCATAGTTTGTTATGATCACCGGTTTATTTCGCATAGCTGCTTCAACGGCACCCATACCAACTCCTTCGGAAGATGAAAAGCTCACGTAACAGTCACCCCTGTCATGGATTTTATTCATCTCTTCATCTGAAATTAAACCATTTATGATTTCTACATTTGGTAAATTTATTTGAACATTTTTTAGACAAGTAGCCTTTACAAGTAATCTCGTATTTGGATTATTTAATCTGACAAACGCTTCCAATATACTTTTGAAATTTTTACGTGGATCCATAATATTTCCTATGTGATAAAATGTAAAGGGTTTTGGTTTTGGTTGTGGAATGTGTGCATGAATGACATAGAATTCATTTTCCGGAAATTGCCTAGAAAGAACACGCTTACAAAATTCACTTGGAACTGCAACCTTCTTAAATTCTTTCATAATGAGCCCGTAATCTTTATGAACAGTTTCAGTTTCGCACACAGTCATACAGGCTAAATTTTTTACCCTCTTTCTCACGTATGATAGGTGATTTATGTGATCTTGTATGGGTAACATGAAAATGAGTCCATTCTCCGATTCAGGTAATTCGTGACCAATCTCGTAGTATTTTGTTCCAGGAAATAACTCAACATACTTAATTGCATGTTGACCCATTCCAGTCAGTAGATGGGGTCCGATGATGATCATTTAGTATAAAGATAATGTTGCTTTTATATATATTACAATGAATCCATTGCAACTACGCAGAGAGATCGAAGATGAAATGAAGCGCACTCGCCTCGACAAGGATCGTCTTTTCAACCTTCTTTTGAAGATTGTTGACGCCGGTGTCGGGGGTGGTGAAGGTGTTCAAGGTCCAGCCGGCCCAGCCGGTCCAGCAGGTCCAGCCGGTCCAGCCGGTCCAGAGGGTGAGTGCAAGTGCAAATGCACTAAGGAAGCTCCCGCTGCGACTCCAAAGAAGACCACCACCAAGAAGACCACTACCAAGAAGGCTAGCACCACCGGTTCCTCCACCTCCGCTTAAGCTTTTCCCAGTGGTCGTCTGTTACAGATGGATATTTTTCGTCGAGTAGCTTTGTAAGCTTAAATTCAACCTCAGTTAATATCTTTTCGTTAAAAATATCATCAGAAAAAGACGCTTTTATCTCTTCTTGAGTTGGAAGCTCTTGGATATTTTTGAAATTTTCCAAAATATATTCAATCATTTACTAAAATAAACGACTACTTTTTATACTAGTAAATGAAACACATTGACTTTTCCAGACCGGTACGTTTAATTAACCCACACATTAAGAAGGAAAGTATCTATAAAAAACCTCCTCATGAACGTATCTTATTTACGAGAAAGATTACATGGCCGAAGGACCCGAAGAACCCGAACGGTTTACCCACCAAACGAATCCTCCAAAAATGAGCATCAGAATAAAGACCAAAAGACCAAATGGATATTTTGGTTTAGCATCCTCGGGTGGTTTTTCGGGTAACTTTTCCACGTTACGATTAAGTGTATCTATTTTACCAAGCAGCTTTTGTAATGCTTCTAGAATTTGCAGCTCGCGATCTTTAGGTTTTTCTTTTACATTTACTGTTGTAATTTCAAGTACCATGTACCAACTTGCATCTGGTTGAAGTGGTAAATAGTCTCCGTCGTCTTGTTGCTCATATATATTGAATGTAAGTTTCTTAATGGAAATTGGATTGAAAAAATTTGTTTGTCTATTAAAACTTTTCCATTGTTTGTCCCTCAATACCACATCATTACTCCCCGAAAAATGTCTTTCAAGTGGGACACGCGCTAATATTTGTCCGTGTCTTTCATCCAACATTTGTGCAACTTTTGGAATTTCTGGACAGACAATATCAACAAACTTTGCAATATTTGTATTCAAGTTTGAACTATTTTCACCAATTTGTGTGACATAAAAGTCAACCATTTTGATACCCAAAACTCGACTCATATCTTCCACGTGTGTATTTGACTCTAATGTGAGATCAAGTGAAAATGAATTATTCGTGCCATTCACAAAGTGTGAATCCAGTACAACATATTGAACCTTTTTGGGTATGTCGTCAAGTGAGACCGGCATTCTGAAGTATACTGACATAAAAAATAAAGTGTGATAAATACAAATGTACGCCAAGGCTATTTATAGAACAGTCATGACTATGTCATCTTTTTATGTCGAAAACTTCTGTCTGTGGGTAAAGACTGCTGTGTGGGATGCTCCACGTCGTATTTATTTGGACATTGACCTAGAAAAGCAAAAGATTGAAAGAGAAAATGCACGCCTAAGCAGGGTTGGTTCTCAAGGATCTTCAAGTGAATAAATGGATTATATTCCACTCGTGACAGACGACTTCCGATTTGCATTTTGCAGGGCTACACAACCCTTGTGCCCAGACGTACAACGTATTATCTGGAAAAAACTTCTTTACGAAGATATAGAGTTGGAACCTCCGCCGACGCCACAAAAATGTCGTATAACATACTCAAGAGTTTCTGGGAGCTTCTTGCCCCCATCCCTACTGGCTCACCTGAACCAAAATCAGAACCATATCAAGACTATGATATTATCGTCGCCACAAACGAGGCCGGTGAACAAGTGATATTACATTTACCTAAGAAATATAGCCTAAGTTATAGATAAACTTTTAATAATTACAAGAAAAGTATGGAACCACCTCGTCGCCAAGAACTCCAAAAATTTCTGTTGAAGTGTCAGGATGCTCTCACACACTTCAAGAAAAAACGAAAAGATGTCTTTGTTCAATATGGTGATACTCAATATGACACTCATATCAAGCGTCTTCTCTCCCTTACTCACAGAGTTGAAGACGAGCTTCGTGGAATCGATGCGGTGGAAGACAATAAGACAATCAATAGTCTCTTCACTGAGTATGAAACAATCGGAAAAGATACCCGTCAAGAGTTGATAGAATCTCTTCAAAAAGAGTTTGAAAATATTGACAAAGAAATTTGGTACAGTGAAAACTTTGACAATTGGGTGAAGTTACCAGAAAGACAGGAATGTGAATCCTACCCAATTGCTCAGCGATTGCGTTATTCCAAGTGTCGCCATGTAATGTTTGATCACATTGAGAAGGAGTGGAAGAAGAAGACATTTCCAACGCTTCACAATAGACTAGAATTTTTCTGATATGTAATGATAAGATGAAATGGAGAATTGTTAAATGTTTTTACATTCAAATGAGACAACATCTCACATTTTCGGTTCTGACCGATGGTCTCGGAACTTTCGTAAGAAATATGATTAAAGAACTCTTCCACGGAAAGTTAAATAAGGAGTTGCCCCGATGCAAAGATAGATAAGATGGTTGCCCGTCCACGTAAGATTGTGAGAACCGAGTACTACTACGAATCGGATTCTGAGTACGATTCGGAACTCGATGTTGATTATGACCCAGCACGAGACTCCGAATCCGATACGGAATCGGATGATGATGAAGAAGTTTCCGATTCCGAAGATGGAACTGACTATGAATCAGAAACTGAACCAGAATCTGATTCCGAAGAACTTGATGAACCAAAGCCATACTACGGTAAGGGATTCCGAGTCTATTTTGACAGCACTGCGGACAAGAAGTTCTTCATGCAAGCTTTTGGTTTCCTAGACGCCTAAGTAAAATAAGGATTAGAGTTTTAATAATATCAAATAAAATGCTCTCTCAATTTGAATGGATCGTTGCCCTTGGCGGTATTTTCGCCTTTTGTGCCGCATACGGAAT